TGGGCCGAGGTGCTGAAGATTGACCCGACCGCCCGTTACACCGTGCATGAGTTTGAAGGCTTGCCGGTGTGCTATCTGCGTAACGGCTCCGCGCTGGTCAAGGTTAGCGTGGAGATCAAGGGCGACATTAAGACTTGCCTGTTGCCCGTCATGGACAACCGCAACCGCAGCATCGTTGACCCCGATTCCTTTGCGGTCAACACCGCCATCATGCGTTGCCTCACCAAGTGCATCGCGCTGTTCGGCCTTGGCCTTTACATTTTTGCGGGCGAGGATTTGCCCGAAGGTGCAACGCCGCCAGAGCCGCAAGTTGACGTTGAGATTGTCGCGCACGTTGCCGAGATCAACGAATCTACGGAACTGCGTAAGTTCTTTAAGTCGCTGACGGATGACCAGCGCAAAACGCACATCGCGGTGTTTAAGGCTCGGCAGGCCGAACTGGAGGCCAAATGAACGAGCAGCGCACCGAAGGCTGGCACAAAGACCGGTTAGGCCGCGTAACCGCCTCCCGCGTGAAAGCGGTGATGATGAAAAAAGAAACGGCGGGTCGGCAAAACTTGATGGCCGAGTTGATTTGCGAGCGGTTGACCGGCGAGCCAACTAAAGGCTTTAGCACGCCCGCGATGGAATGGGGTACGCAGACCGAACCGCAAGCGCGTGATGCGTACAGCGCACACGTTGGCGAACTAGTCACCGAGTCACCGATGGTGCGGCATCCCACGATTGAATGGGCGGGCGCATCACCAGACGGCATCGTGGGAGAAGGTTTAGTGGAAATAAAATGCCCAAACAGTAACAACCATCTGGACACGTTGTTAACAGAACAAGTGCCGACCGAGTACATCCCGCAGATGATGTGGCAGATGGCTTGCACAGGCGCGAAATGGGTGGATTTTGTAAGTTACGACCCGCGCTTGCCGCCCAAGTTGCGTTTGTTTGTAAAGCGTGTGGAGCGGGATGACAAACAGATTGAAAAAATGGAATCCGAGGTGCAGAAGTTCCTCGGCGAATTGGAAGAAAAGTTAGAAAAATTGAAGGAGATTTCCGGTGAGTAACTATGATAACAATATGCGCGGCGTGCTGTTTAAGAACGACAAGCAAGGCAACGACAAACGCCCCGACTACCGTGGCAGCGCGGTGATTGAAAACGTGGATTTCAACGTATCAGGCTGGATCAAAGCCAGCAAGAAAGATGGCAGCAAGTTTATGAGCCTGTCGTTTGAAGCCAAGAAAGCCGTTCCTGCCAAGCCCAAGCAGGAAAAGGTTTTGACCGAGGATAATTGGGTAGACGATGACATTAACTTCTGACTTTGAGCAGAGGTTTCGGGCAAGTCGCCCTGCGGAAATCGTAGTGGCGACTTTCCTGTTGACCCAAGGTCAGACTGTGACGCTGCCAAAGCGTCGGCTTCGTGCAAACTTTGCGGATCGCAAGGAATACGCTGACAAAGGCGATATATACGCCTCGGGCAAACGGATTGAAGTGAAGCATCTGAAGCGTGATTTTCCATACCGAGAATGGCCGTTTGATAGCGTCACCATTTGCGCCAAAGCCTCGTTTGATGCCGCTGATCCCAAGCCCGACTATTACTTCTTGCTTAACCAGCCCATGACTATTGCCGCGCTCGTAGATGTGCGGAACACGCGCCCGATCTGGACGGTGCGTAAACAAGCCGACCCTGCGCGTGGTTATGACTACGATGTTTACGCGCTTGACCCCGACTTTTTGGGCTGGCGATACATAGACTTTGAGGAACGCTTGTGAAGCGCATATTCCCGAAAGGCACACAGCCCGAGGATATTACAAAAGCCCTTGCCACAATGGTTTCCGCGATTGATACCAGCAAAGCGTGGTGCATCAGCGTGGAACCGTGGAAACGTAAACGCTCGGACGCGCAAAACAGATTCTTGTGGGGTGTCGTGTATCCAATGATTTTAGAGCAAGGCGGCGAAACGCTTGGCGGGTGGACACGCGACGATCTACACGAATACTTTTTAGGCGAGTGTTTTGGTTGGGAAGTGCTGGAAGGTTTTGGTCGTAAACGGATGCGCCCGATCAAACGTAGCAGCGCAATGAACAAACAAGAGTTCACGGATTATTTGATGTATATAGAACAACGCTGCATTGATATGGGAATGGGGCCGCTGCCCGAGCCGGTGTATGAGTAGAAACAACTGGGGAATGTCGGAAATGACGTATCTACGCAAACAAGCCCAAGACCGCCCTTGCATGGTGCGGTTGCCCGGTATCTGCAACCACGATAAAGCCACTACCGTGCTGGCTCATGTGCGTTTGCCGGGGGTCAGCGGCATGG